TGCCCATTGTTTTGCAATTCTATTTAAATTAGGCATTGCTGCAATTCTTCTAAATTTAGGTATTGCTCCTCTCTCAATACATATTGCTTGATGATCTGATATTACTTTGCCCGATGGCATAAATAATACCAGTTTCTTATTATATTTTTTGGCTAAATATGCAAGAGATATTCCTGCAAAACCAAATCTGGGTTGTACGTATACCAAAGTATCTGTTGGAGCCTTTTGAACTAGAATATCACCAAATCTGCATTTAGATCCAAAGCCCATCATATCATCTCTTACTACATTAAATCCTTCATGATTCACAATAACTGGATCATCTAGTGGATCTTGCCAATCACCGGCCAAATCTAACCACGCCTGTCTATTTGGCATCATTAGATTTAAATCTTGATTCATTGTGCTTGTCGTGTGTTTATCGTGTGCCATATTTTATTCGTTTGGATAATCTCTACCCCATAAATGTCGAGTAGTGTCTGCGTTAACATTAATTTCTTTATCTGGATGTTTAGCTAAATTAAAGTTACCATCGAATATCCAAGTATATGGAATTCTCTTTGTAGGTGACTTAATGCCATGACTAATCGCAATGTGTTTATAGAAGAAACATGTTTTATCTTCTACATTTAAATACTTTTGACTTTCCATTGGATTATTTGGATGATTTACGAGTACATCCATTTGTCTTAGCCATTCTTCAGCGTGTTTGTTTTCTGCAATAAATTGACCATCTTTGTCAATCGTGTATTTTACTTTTCCATTTAAATTAACTCCTCCAAATATTTGTTGCATGCCATCAAAGTGTCCAGTTCCTCCAAATAAAATAGATTCTGGGTCAACCAGATCTGGTCTACTCATTGCAACATATCTTGCTGTGTTTTTACATGGATATAATGGTGACCTAAATCCTTGATGTTCTTTAAAATAAGCTTCTAATAATTTAGCAAATTCCATCATTGTATATGGTCTTTCTAAATCTTCTAGAATATGAGCCATGTCTTTAGCTGCTTTTTTAGGTCCTTCAATTAACCAATCTTTAACTATTGTACCTTTAGGATAATAGATCTGAAATAAATCATTTCTTGCATGTCTGTTTTCTACAAAATGTGCCCTAGTCTTTTCTTCACCTTCATTAATTAAGCGAGTTATTGTACCCCAATGTTCATTTGAAAAAGAGAAAACAATGGTATAATAAAGTAGCTTCTCTAAGTCTGTTTCTTTTTGCATCATATAACAATAAGGATGCTCGTGCCAATGTAGTCTATGAGAAAATATCTGATAATCTTCTAACAAAAGTTTATCTTCTCTCTTATCAAACTCGTGACAAAATTCAAAGAACTTTGCTAGCCTCATTTCTTCTGACCAATCTTTCATCCAACTTTCTGCTGGCTTTTTCTTTTTAAATGCAACATTTGTAGAAGTACCATCATATGTAATATTTCTATACTCTTGTGTAACATCGTCTTCAAACGTAAACAAAACACCCAGATCAGGTGTTTGTTTAGCTACTTTTTTTATTTCTTTTATAGTGTTACTCATATTTTTGCTACCATTTTTTTGTACTCTTCAACTGATACTCCAGCGCTTTGTAATATTTTATCGTCTGATGGAAATGAAGTCATTCCATTAAATGTTTTTACAAGCCCCAAATCTAGCATTGCTTTTTGTCTGCCATATGGATGGTCTTTAATTTCAGAAGAATTCCAAAGAGTGTCCATATTAATATGCGCATAGTCTGCACCTGGCCTTAAATAATTTTCAATCCATCTAATAAAATCACAAGCAACATCTTCTGCGTTATACGGTAAAGACCCAGTATCTTCGTATATTTTTGTCATAACAGCATCTAAGAATTCTTCACTCTTTTTACCTTTCTTTTCTACAGGATCTGCAAGATAACCGATGCATTCTACTGCATTAGTACCATAATAGAACATTGATTCTCTATTCATAAATTCTGGGTACCAGTCACATACATCTGCAATAACTGCAGCATATTGGAATCTATAAGCTCTTAGGCCGTTGTCTGCATTCCACTTAAACATCCACTCGCCCAATTCTCTTAAATCTTTTTTGCCACCCTGTCTTAAAAAGTTTGCCATGTCTCTGGCCATTCTTGGTGCAAATTCACATAAGAAATAATCTCCACCTCTTTTGTAAACATATTCTGGTTTACTAAAATTTGCCATGCCTACAAAAGCATCTTCATTTATTTCTGGTTTTGGTGGTTTTGGAAATGCTGGAAATTGATAACCAACTGAGGTGTAAAACGGAGTTGGGTGATGTTTAATAACTTCACACATTTCTTCAATAGTAGAACACTCGTGTAAATTAAAAAGAATTGTGTTATGATAACCAGATGGTTTAGTAGCGTAATTAATAGCAGAGCCACATACTCTGTGAAGAATAAAAATATAAAGCCATTCTTCTAGGCCAAATTCATTTCTTTTATTGTTCCAATTGGTAGCAACCTCTTTTCTCTGTGGTGTGTATAATCCCTCGGTCATTCTTGACCAATATGGATGATCTGGATTCCAACCATAAAAGCAATCGTTTATTATCTGAGAAAACCCAGCAAATTTACGCTCTACGACATCATATAATTCGATATGATGCATTAGCTCATCATTTAATTTTGATTCTGCATGTGGGACATGACCAAGATTACTTAAATCTTGCTGTTTTTTAGCTAGATCAAAATATCTTAAAAACTCATCGTAATACTTAGTCGTTGTTATCTGCATACTAATCTATAATTTTCCAACCGAATGCTGGTCTATTTCTTTGATATTGTCCCATAGACCACTCGATGTCTTTGGTTTCTATTTCAATTATTTCAACTTCTTTCGATGCTGCGTAAGTAATTTCTATTTTGAATTTTTCGTCTAGTTTCATATTAAAATAATGACAGTGTTTGTTTAATTAAGTTCTTATTTGGTTCGTTTGTTTCCATGTTCCATCTGTAATACTCTCTAGAGATGTGTACTGATTTTGGTTTTTCCATTACATCGAATGTTAGTTCTCCAATCGCATTAAAATAAACCTCCGGGTGTTTGTAAACCTTCCAGTTATTTCTTTCAGCCATATCGTCAATGCCTTCGTTAATTTGTTTTACTAACTCTGTTCTTTCTGACCATGTGCCCATAAATGGAGTTCCTTTATAATAGCCGGTTTTTGGTAGAGGTCTAGATTCATTTTCAATTGGCAAAACATGTACTATCTCAATGTCACTGATACCTAAACCAATAAGCTCTTCTTCGTATTTTTTTAGAAGTGTTTTTACAGAATTAGCCGGATTTGGTTGTCTCATTAAGTGATGTCTTACATCAATATTACCCATATAAACTGTTAAGCTTTTAATCCATGGATATACATAACTTTGTAAACCTCTTTTTAATGCACCGTGCATAGTCAAACCATCATGTCTTTGACACATATATCCTTCTTGATACATTCCAAAAGAGTGACTATCTCCAAAGCATAGTTTTTCTGTTTTATCTACATGATCTACTCTTTGTATATTCGTACACAATTCCGTTGCTTCTTCAATTCTAGCTTCAAGTGTTTTAAATAAATCAGTTCCTGCTTTAAGCCTAGTTTGAATCAAATTACCAATATCTGGCATATCGTGATGTAGGGAATATTTTTTAACGGGGGAAAATAACCTCATAAGTTGATGATATAAATCATCGTTAGAGCCTCCAAAAATATTAAACGTGCCTTTAAATTCCATACCATGATCTATAAGAATTGCGTCATAGTCATTCCAATCGGTTTGATTAGATGTGATTACTTCGGCATTAGAATAGCCCGCATTTTGCAATTGATTACATAGCATGTGAGCCCAAGCACCCTTGTGTGAAGAGATCTTTGGACTAATCTTACCTACCAAGGCACATATACCTACTTTAATGGACTTGTCGGTTTCCTGTTCTGTAAAAAATGTTAGTTCTGTCATAATTTATTTAATTGGATCTTCAGTGTCTTTGTAGCCATGTTTTTCAACATAGTTATCTAGTGCACCTAAATACGCAACTGCATCTAGCAAGTTGTCTTGTTTATAATTATAAGAATGGCGACTTAATTTAAGTGCAACAAGCGCAGCATACATATCTGAGCCGTTTAGTTCTTTACCTGTCATTCCATTAAAAATCATAGCAGCTCTTCGCATACCTTCTTCGAATGGACCGTATTGGCGTGATTTTTCTTCTGAGCGATTGTTTACTATTTCGTTAGCTTCAGATAGGATGTTGGTTTTCTTTTTAGACATATGAAACGTTTAGTAGTTATACACACAAACTTGAGTTTGTTTAATTATTTATTTAACTCTTTTGGTGCTGCACTCGCGCTGATGGATGCGAAGCTGCATTTTATTAGTATTATACTCGTGTGGGTTTAGATAGGTTATAGATCATAGCACAGTAGAACCTGACAGCGTGCATATTAATATTATCTGCAGATGCCATTGTTTTACTTAGATTATTATCTATAACTGATTGTACAAATCCTCCTCCCATGTCACTGACATTCCATTTTTTACACATGATCTGTGTACCAGTGGTGACAATATGATTTTCTTCCCAAGAAATAATATCATTGTCGTGAATAAATTGTTCTGCATTCTCGTCAAAGAATTTTTGTACTGATTCCTTAACTATTTTTATTTTATCAAATGTATTCATATTATATAATTTTAGTTTCGTTTCCAACCATATCCTGCAATTTCGCCCTTATTAAACATTTTAATAAGATTTTTATATGCCTTTGTTGCTGCGGGTCTTTTGCAGTGTTTTACCGCGTAAATAATTTCTGGAGAATATTCGTCTTCCCTTCTTAGAAAAAATGTAGTTCTATACATGTGTCACTGTATTACCGGTTAATTGAATGTAC